GCATATTTTACTGATAAATAAAAAGCTAAACCTGCACACATACACGGTATAAATCTGTAGGGAACATCTGTTGCATTTGTATAAGCTCCTACATCATCAATTCTTTTTGTGTAATAAAAATTAATATAGTTACCGTCTTGAGCTGCCCCTGGAGTCAAGTACACAGTTATAGTAACTTTATCAATAAATCTCTGGACCCAGAATTGTGTCGGTAGTCCTGAATCTGTTTTATTTGAAAAGGCTTGATACTGTGACTGACTAATTCTTGTCATAGGTGAATCAACACTTGTTGATTTAACCCTGTAATTTGTTTCTTGAATATCGTCCATTCCTCTTGGAGACTGTGCTACTGCATCACTTGTACTATGAGTTGCGGCAGTTGTGCCATTAACACCTCTAACCCCTCCTGTTAGAGTTGAACCAGATATTGCTGTGTATGAAATATCTTCCGTACCAATTAATATAGTACCCGCTGTTGGAAAACCTGTAACCGAAGTAAGGGGAATTGTAGTAACCGCAGCATTTATACCTGCTGATAATGTTGTACTCACACCATCAGATGTACCGTCTGAAGGAGATCTATAGAAATTATATATTCTCTGACCATCAACTAAAGTTACATTTTGATTTCTTACTTCCCAAAAATGTAAACCTCTATTACCCCATTCAGAGAATAGAATATTTAAAGATCTTTTAGCTGTTCTTAATTGATAACCGGATACGCCTTGCATACCAATACGTTCGTAAGCATCTTCAATAACTTCATTGATGCCTAAGTTCTTATCAAAAGTATAAGAGCCTGAAGTAGTATTAGCCATTTAAAATCCTATCCGTCGTAGAATACTGTTACATTATCCGCTAAATCAGTTGCCCCTACATTTATATGTGCACCCGCAGAAAATAAAACACCATCATCTGGTATATATGGATCGACTGGAGATTGGTCTGTATATACTCCAATTTCTAATAATTTAGTTCCGCTTGAAGAAGTATTTTTAAAATCGATTATGCCTTCTGTACCTGAAGGTACAATATGCATTCCTCTTATTCTAGTTCTTCCTGCAGTAACTACACCTGTTCCAGTTGTAGTTGCAGTAATTCCACAAGAGACATTTGTGCACGTGCCCGAGTGAGTTATGCTTGTAACAGAAACAAAAACTGTAGTTGTTGTAACCGTTGCACTTCCACCTGGTCCTGTAATTGCTGTTTGGCTTACTTCAGTACCATCGATTCCCATTCCAGTTACATCAAAAGTAATTCCTGAATTTGTTGTTCCTGACGTAGAAATAATAGTTACAGTTGTACCTAGATTTCCTGGTACGAGAACACCGGCAGCGCCAGTGTCTGTTAAAGTCATACTTCCTGAACCACTATTAGTTTGATTAGCACAAATAGCTGCTGTGCTAGCCCCGTTAGCAGTGAATGTTTTACTTTTTACACCTGATACATTACTCATAATTCCTCTCCTTAAATTTTGTAGGAGCCCCGAAGGGCTCCTTTAATTTATTATCTTTGTTGAACAGTTTGAACGTAGTCAACATAAAGATCGTTAGCTACAGTTCCTTTGTGAGCAATCATCATATTAAGACCTATCTCGATGTCATCAGGAACAGTTGTTGCTGCTTGTGTTCCGACACATTTACCATCTAAGAAAAGTTTATACTGAGCTGCTGTTTGTCCGCTTTCAGTACCTGCTGGTTGGAATAAGAATCCCAATCTAACAGGGGCAGATGGTACTGCCAATACCGTTGCACTTTGTGTTGCTATACTAGAATCTGCAAAAGTATAAGTACTTCCGCCAGCTGTATCTACCATATCGAAAGATACACCCGCTCCATTTTTTCTAGATACAAATTGAATTGTAGTTGTATCTTGTAAATGCGAGAATCCAATACCATCAGTTGGTAAAGTATCCGAATCTGCATAAGCATTTTGTGCAAATCCAACCCAAGTGTTTGCTTCACTAACATCGGTAACTGCTATTCTAGCTTCGAAGTACCATTGTCTAGTAGAACTATATTGGTAACACTCATAGTCAGCTACTCCCTGGATTTCTCCAGCTGCAGGATTAGCATCTCCTTGTCTTAACCATCCAAAAGCATAGTCTGCTAGTTGATAATCAGATGCACCAGTTGATGTTACTGTTTGCCAGTCACTTGCATTGTATGTAACGAAATCGTTTTGATAAGCAAATTCTTGTGGAGAAGTCCCACCAGTTATAAGGGGTTGTTTGATACCACTAAATAAAGAAGTACCTCCCGATTTACCTATAACGTTTGTTACGCCATTTGAAAAGTGTGTTGTCATATAATCAGCGCCTCCTAGCGCCAGTCATTCTCCCTAAGAAAAGAATAACCAATTTATGTTTTAATTAATCTTAGTGGGGTATTTGTATAGTAATTTTGAGTAGAGTGCAAGAGATCCTTACATAAAAGTACGATTTCAGCGATGTGACGTTTATCTAAGTAGCCACAGAAACTTGGGGGGCAGAACTCCTGATTTTATTCTCTCTATCAGCAATTTTAGACTCTTCAAGTTTGATCTCAGTGATAATGTTTTTAATTGCATTATCAATTTCGACCATGTCCAGAGTATATTTACCACTTTGCTCATACTCAGACTGCCACCTGAACTCCAAGGACCTTTTTTGTTTGTATAGGTCTTGTATCATTTATAACCTCTTCATAAGTTATACGGTTTGATCCCGAATGATAACTATCTCCGAGATATTCCCAGACTATACTCTTTTCTCCAATTTTGTCAAGTATAGCTTTTTCAACACTTTCAGTCGTATCTTCAGCTAAAATAGTAAATTTAGCATGATAATTATAGGCCCAGATGTTGATGAGAGTTTTTTTCATATTATGACTTTCTTAATTAAATGTGGCGGAACTATGTCCCGCCACAGAATTATTTAAATATTACGCACCCGGAGATGAGAAAATACCTCTAGGGTCAGAAACGCCAAAAACGTATCTTTCTCTAGCTTTGTATCTTACATTACCAGTATCGAAATCACCTTCCATTTTAGTAGTCATGGGAGATCTTTCGAAATGTTTCATACCATTTGGCACATCTGTTTTAATGAACCAAGCATCAGTGTCTGTTAAATAATTATTAACAGCATAACCTTGAGGAACCATTCCTAAAGATTTGATTGCATTGATATCATTATCAGCAGTTCCAACTCTACCAGCAGAAGCCATAAGTCTTTCAGCTGTGAATTGTAGTGCAGATGGGATGATCATTTTCATACCCTTAGCCGCGATTTTTAAACCTCTTTCATCAGTAAGCGCAGCAATGTCAATCAAAGCTTGCTCTAATGAAGTTTCGTTTAAGTCAGCAGCAGTAGCTAGTGTGTTCGAAAACGTTCCAGCTAATGTTGGGTGTGACGTGTTAAATAAAGTTACAGAGTCGCCTGACTGGAATGATCCAGTAGGTTGACCATTGTTTAATGGTGCTGCACCTTTAACTTGTTTAGTTTGAGCCATAGATCTTGCTAAAGCCTTAGTGTATCTAGAAGCCAGTCTGTCGTATAGATTGTCTTCAATAGCTTCCTCAGTGATAGCAAAAGCGAGAGCAATTGTCTCGTTAGTGTATCTAGCTGTGAAAGTTTCTTGAGCTTGATCATATGCAACACCTGAACCTTCCGGTTTAACTAGTGCTTGAGAAAAACCTGACAACATAACTTCTTCTTCAAAAGCTCTGTCAGATGACTCAGTTGTATAAATATCAGTTGTCTGATTTTCATACTGTTTGTATTCCAGGCCGAATAAAGCATTCAATCCTGGCTCTAACTCTTTTACGAGTTGGTTTCTTGATATAGCCATAATTTATACTCCTACCTCGTTATTACCTAGAATATGATTAGAAATCATAACTCTCCAGACACTTCCTGCTTCGTCAAGAGTCTGATTCTGTGTATCTCTAGTTATTCCAAGCAGCTTTAACTGATTTACAACAGTTGTGACCGCGCCGATTGTGAAACCCGATAAAAAATTCGGTGCTCCAGAACCTGCTGTTGCTACTATTGGTGCAGTAGCTCCTGCGTCCGCCTGTGTAAGTGTTGTTAACGCTGTTCTCATTTCAAACATTTGTTGTGGATCATCGTTGATCAAACAAGTCATGTCTGTCGCCGCGTTATTGGGCGCATATTGCGACCAAGTCGGCTTACTTGTACTTGGGTCAGTATAAAAACTGCCGTTTAACGAACCTACTGCATTTAGCACTCCCGCACCTGCTGTGCCTACTGTGACATAGCCTGTACTTGCTAAAAGAGTTAGATCCTGATGACTGATTGCTGTTGTTGACGCAGCTTTCTTCCATTCACCTAAACCACCGTTATTATCATTCTGACCTACCTTTCTAATTGGTCTCAGTCCGAAACCAGTTGTAGATTGATTTGCCATTGTGTTATCTCCTTATGTGACCTGTCCTTGCGGACCTCCAGCCACGATTAATGTTATCCGTTGGTTTGATGAGTTAAAATTTTTTAACTTTTCTTGCCACCGAAGGTTGTACGAGATTGTCTATCAATTTCGATAGGCATTCCCTTATGCTGTTCCTTCATAAGGTCATTGTCTATAGCACTCATCTGATCACTAGCTTCTTTAGCGTAATAATCTTCTCTTGCTCTTGCGACCTCTTCCGGTATCCTCGTTAGCACAAGGCCTCCGTGCCCGATTACCCCTACGTCTTTGCCATCCGTGATTGCTGGATAGTCATCATATG